TCAAAAAGCGGGTATGAATGTTTTCAAGAACATTCCTGCGTCCTTTGAAACTTGAAACCCGATAACGATTTTTTGACCATTATCTTTATCAGTTAGGTAAAGCAATCCGCTTGAATGTTTTGAATTAGGAATGATGTCTAGATCAACCTTATTTAAAGTATAAATCTTGCCTTTTTCTTCAATGAATTGAACTTCTCCAGGATTCATTTGTATAAGCCTTTTCGAGCTTTGAGTCAGTTTAACCTTACCTCTACTATCAGATTGAATGCTTAGCATTACAGATTGCGTAGCTTTTTGCATTGCAGTAGGAGCGTTTTTATTTTTTTTACTAAAGAGTCTCATATTATCCTCCTACAAGAATTTTTTCGTTACATTGATAATATCATCTGAATAGTTGTAAATATCTATAGGTGAGTCAATTTCAAATACTGTTTTTTCTTCATTGTTGAGTTCAATTTTACTAGTTGCACTTCCAATTCTCACACGTAATATCCATTTTCTAATGTTGTCATCTAGCAAAATGTTAAAGTAACTTTTGTTATCTCTATAAAACAGACGGTCTAGAGAAATCAAATCTTTTAGAACGATTTTAACTATAGTATATGATTCCAATTCTTCTGGTGTGGTAACAATTTCTCCACCATCTTTAATTATGATTTCTTCATCATTGTCTTCGATAATAACTTCATCTGGTGTTGTAGAAGTCTTTAACGCAGCATTAAGTTTGTCGTTAACTTTCTCTTGGATATATTGATTTAAACCTTTCTTGATAATAGGTTGAAATCTATCTACGGTTTGTTTTGTTTTCATTCCATCGTATATTTCACCTAATAAATATTTAACGAAGTCATCACTAGGGTTTTCCCATTCTTTATCAAGATAAGTCTTTAGATTGCTTAAGTATTTAAGTTCTGATGCACTACTTATAATTTTATCTATGTCGAAGTTATCTTTATGGAATTTAACTAATTCAGGTATTTGAGAATCTTTAATTTTCGTTATATCAATGGAAAGAAAAGGGGTTAGATCCATTTTATTTGGTTCGTCTAGATCAGTAAAAAATTTATATTCTTTTCCGTTTGTTAGAATTCCAAATTTTGATTCGGTTGTACCAAAATAGCGGAACAGCTGAGAATCATGTTTTGTTAATACTTCATTAATAGATTTTGCTTCGACAAGTATCATAGGTTTTCCATCTAATACTACTGCGTAATCAACTTTTTCACCTTTTTTTATACCTACATCAGCTGTAAACTCAGGTACAAACTCTGTAGGATTAAATATGTCATATCCTAAACTAGCAAAGAAAGGCATAATTAGAGATGTTTTTGTGGCTTCTTCAGTAGCAATATTATCTTTTAGCGTCGTAACTCTTTTACCCAAATTTTTCAAATCATCTTTAAACTTTTCTAATTCCAACGAAACCCCTCCTAAAAATTATTAAATGATTTTAAAACTGCTACGGTCCCATCCGGTTGGAATAGGAGAGTGTAGTTGTTTTCTGTTTTAATCCCTGTGAACCTACGAGCGTAATACTTAACAGCGTCTTTAAAAGTTTCTTCGCTGACTTCAAGATGAACCGCACAATCTAAAACGGTTCTGCAACCGTCTTCAAAACAGTTTATTATATCGTATGGTGTAACTACCAAAGTAGCGCCAATATCTCTGGCCCGGCGTTCTTGTTTACGTTTCTCATTCGTATCCTGTAATACAATATTCCCGTAAGAGGTGAGGTAATGACCTAGTTCCTCTGCCAAGGTGCTATTCATTTCATATCGTTCTTGGTTGGGATTGAGATAGATCACATCATTAATCAGTAACCCTTTCTGAGAATCAGGCATAGATGGTTCTATATTATAAGTAAGGTCAGGAAACATTGACATTAATTCTTCGGACAATTGCAATCGATCACCTACTTTTTATGGTCCCGATTTTTAATAAATTCAATGAAGTTTAAAATTTCATCCATTTGTTGATCGGTAACATTGTCATCTATATGAGCTGCTATGGTGTCCACTTTGGATGAAATCTTAATGGCAGCTTTCTTATCTTCTATTCCAAGTAAGTAATCCACTGTAGTATCGAAGAGGGTCGCTATCTTTGTTAAAGCTTCAGAACTGGGTTCGGCCCTGCCAACTTCCCAACTACCTACTGTTTGCTGTGACACATTGAGCTTTTTTGCTAATTCAACTTGTGTCATTTTTTTAGATGCTCGTAACTCTTTAAGCCTATCTTTTAACATGGGATCCCTCCTTCATCAAAAATTATATACTACATATTGTGGTAGAGAAAGAAAAATTGAGGTTTTACAAAAAAATGTAGTAAAAGAGTTGACTTACTACTTTTTGTGGTATATTATTACTACATAAGGTAGTAACGGAGGTGATTACATGAAAAACAAGCTAGCTGAAATCAGAGCAAATAAGTCAATGTCACAAGATAAATTAGCCGAGTTACTTCAAGTTTCTCAAAAAACAGTCAGTTCTTGGGAAATCGGACGTACTTCACCAAAACCCTCTCAAATGCAGCACATTGAAGATATTTTCAATGAACCTAAAGAGGAAATTTTTTTTACAGCATTCAACTACAAAAATGAGTTAAAAGAGGTAGAAGTATGAAAGACAAACCACAAATGATTAATGCAAACATCGATTCTGGGTTTCTTAAACGATATATCGAAATGATCGTTCCAGCGATTAAGCGTAAATTTAATATTTCTATTGGTATTGAAGGCGAACTGTTCACAAACACTGGCGGTGTTGAAGAAATCATTATTCGCTTCTTAGCTACTGATGAATTAGCGCAGGACATTTATAAATATATTGATAGAAAGTGGCAGTTCGCCTCAATACCGGAACTTGTTGCTTAAATACATTTTATGGCAGTTCAACTGCTACGAAAACAAATAACTAAATACAAAGGAGATGAAGATATGAGCGTAAATGCCATTGAACAGAACATTGCGGCTATCTATCGAAAGGAGGTAGACAAGCAAGCTCTTAATCAACGGATGATGGCTCAGGATATAAATATTTCTCCACAATTACTGAGTCATGTTTTGAATGGACGAAGATCCATGGGGATTGAGAAGGTTGTTGATATTGCTGAATACTTACAAGATCCAAATGTTGACTTTGAGGTTGCAGCAGCGCTATTCCACACACCTAAGCCATTAAACAGAAAAAGAAGAGATAATCACCCTCTATCCAAAATGGTTGGGCAAGACAAGGAAGAAATGGAACGAATTGAAGTTGAGAAAAAATATGAAGTTTGGGATTTGCTTACTATCGAACCGGATCAACTATCAGATATTGAGATCGATCATCTGAAACTATATTGGTTTGAGCTTAGTGATGAAGTTAGGTTGGAATTATCTGTTTTATCATCAATGTGCAATAGATTCGGTTGGGATATGCGAGACATGACTAGACAGTCAGAAACAAGAGAAAGGAATGATTAAAAATGTTGGTTTACACATTGCCAGAACTAGCCGCTGAGTTTAAGACTAGCAAAGATAATATATACGCTTTGGTAAATCTCGGTGCAATTCAAAGTATTCAGTTTAGTACAAATAAAGTGGTCAGCATATATGAAGCGGAAAGGTTTTTAAGGGAAAGTGCTGGAAAGCAGTTTGATCAAGTTATTAAGGAAGCCAAGAAAAGAAAAAACTTGGAAAAAATTAGCAATGTATTCAATTTCAAGGAGGCATAAACATGAAACGATCAATCAAAAATACATTCACCGTAACAACTTTATTACTATTCGTAGTAGCATTCTCAGCTATTCACATTGCAGCAGGTTTGGCATTAGTTTTCTTATGGGCCTTTGCAAATGTTGTCTATGATGTTGCTGCTAAAGACTTCCAGAAGAAAGAAGTGAAGCGCATTGAACGATAAGGACAAAGCAGAGATCATACTAGCTGAAATTGAACATTGGTTGTTGTTCGATAATATGCAACGTGAATATGCGACTAAAGGGATTTTGAAAGGACTATCAGTAATTAAAGACAAAGAAAAAAGACCTGCTAGCCGACCAAAGCAATAGCAAGTCCATCGAATATTTTGATAAATATCTTTGTCTCCATTTTAAAACAGAAAAGGGGAAAACACAATGCCAACAAACGAATTGACCACAGAAATGAAGGTAGGAGTTATTTTTAACCCTTCTACTATAGAAATCCAAAACGAAGAGAATCTGCAGCAGTATGTTGATGAAAAAGCAGCCTTTTATGGATCGTTAGTTTTCAGTGAGGAGAATATGGCTGAAGCAAAGCAGTCCAGAACTGAGCTAAACAAAATTAAAAATATGCTAGATGATGAACGGAAAAAAGTCAAAAGCGAATTTCAAAAACCCTTGACGGAATTCGAAAGAAAAATCAAGAAGTATACTAGTCAGCTTGCACTTGTAATAGATGGAATCAAGCAAGATATTGATTCTTTCGAATCGAAACAAACGGCAATTCGGCTTGAGAAGCTTCAAGAATTACTTTCAGAAATGATGGTATCTCATAGCCTGACAAATGAAGACTTAAAGGATTTAGAAATTGATAAAAGTTGGTACAACACAACTGCTTTCACAAAAAAAGGAGAACCTACAAAGAAAACTATCGAAGCTATTCATAGTAAATTAGGATTTCTATCCTTACAAAAACAGCAAATTTTGTCTAGTAAAGAGGCTGTTAAAGAGTTTGCAGAGTTATCTGGTTTAGATCCTTACGCTTGGGAGAGCTTAATTGATCGTGGTCTATCAACTGCAGAAGTAATTGAGAAGATCAAACAATCTGTTGAGCAAAAACGACTTGACCTTGAAGAAAAAGAGCGACAAAGAATTGCAAAAGAAGAATATGATTCAGCAATGTCTAAGCTAGCAAATGAACAATTTTCTAAAGTAAATGATACTACGATCGATATGGAAACAGGTGAAGTTATAAAAGTACAGGAGCAAGTTGAGCAGGAAATATTGACTTTCGTTTTGGAAGTTACCGGAACATATGAGGCTTTAGCATCAATGAATGAGTTTATGAAGCAATATGATATTTCTTTCAGAAAGGTGGCTAAGTAATATGTCTAACGATTTAGCTATACAAAATAGCGCTATGGATTTGGTAATGAGCGCTAACATCGAGCAAGTATCTCAACAATTACAAGCTATTGATAATTTTCAAGTAGTTGTTCAGAAAACATTACGTCCAGAGCAAGACTACGGTACTATACCGGGAACTAACAAACCAACTCTATTGAAACCAGGTGCAGAAAAGATTTTGATGCTCATGGGGCTAACTAGTGAATATGAAATCGTTGATAAAGTCGAAGATTACACTAACGGATTCTTCGCTTATACAGTGAAGTCTTCTTTGCTAAAGAATGGGCAACTTATTACAGAAGGATTTGGAAGTGCTAATACTAAAGAATCCAGATATAGACAGAACGAATGGAGCGAAATTGAACGTAAGAAAGTTTGGACAGGAGATTATCAAGATCCATATACACTGGTGAATACAGTACTAAAAATGGCGAAAAAACGAGCACAAGTTGATGCAGCATTGACAGTAGGATCGCTCTCGAATGTATTTACACAAGATGTAGAGGATATGAAAGATTTACTTAACAAAGAAAAGTTAGAAACTATGAATAATAGCGATGCTTCTGCTCTTAAAGTTACTTTCGGTAAAAATAAAGGAAGAACGCTTGGTGAAATTGCCAAAGATGATCGTTCATATGTAGAGTGGTTATCTAAAAATGCTAAAGATGAATCTATGAAACAAGCGGCTAGATTAGTACTAAATACAAATGATAAATCAACAGTTGTTAATGATCAGAATAAGAACAATAAAGTAGCTTCTCCGGATCTGATTGCCGAAATTGAATTGATGATTGAGGTTGTATCTCAAGCATTAGAAACAACTAAAGATGACCTATTAACGAAGTACAAAGCAAACATGTATAAAAAGTTTACCGAAGATCAAGCGAAAAGATTTCTGACCTTGCTTAAAAACCAGATGCCTAAAGAAGAACCAAAACAAGAAGCGTTATTTGATACCTATCAACCACACGCTGCAATACAAGGTGACCCCTTTGATGGCGAAGTTCCTTTCCCAGAAGTCGAATACTAAAAGAGTGAGGGAGTTTAACTCCCTCTGATTAGGAGGAATAAGCGTGGCAAGACCAACGAAGAAAGGTCTTGATTATTTTCCTCTGGATGTCGATTTTTTATCAGATTTAAAAGTTCGAAGAATTATTAAAGCATGCGGTAAAGAAGCCGTTCATATACTGGTCGCCCTGCTGGCTAATATTTATCGTGATGAGGGGTATTACGTTTTGTGGGATGACGACCTTGCGTTCTTAGTGGCTGACGAAGTTGGTACGAAGGAGGGCACAGTTGAAGAACTGGTTAGAAAAGCCGTGCAAGTAAAATTCTTTGATAAAGATATTTTTGATAAATACTCCGTATTAACTTCTAAAGGAATTCAAAACAGATACATTCTAGCCACTAAGGAACGTAAAAAAGTTGAGCTTGAATTTAAGTATTTGCTGACAAACGAGGTTAATCGGTCGAATATCTCGATTAACGGGCGGAATAACTCAGTTAATCAGGGGAATAATCAACAAAGTAAAGTAAAGGAAAGTAAAGAAAAGGAAATAAAAGAAGATGCTACTGCGGGCGAGAGTGCATCCCTTGGAACTTTCCAAAAATTATGGCTTTTTCCAAATGTTGTACAGGTTGAAGATCTGCTTAATCTGGTGGATCTCTATGGCGATGAACTTGTAGAAGCTGCCATTAAACTTGCTGGTAGTAAAGACGTCCCTAAGAATAGAGCTATTAGCTTTTTAACGGCTTCTTTGCAGGAATGGGCAGATGCTAACGTTAAAACGATCGATCAAGCGAGGGATTATCAACGAACTAGAGGCGCTAAGAAACAAGGCTATAATCAAAAGCCACTACGTGAGGAAAAACTACCTGATTGGGCTGTAAACGAACAGGGGGAAGAACAGTTATCACCTGAGCGCCAAGCAGAGCTTGATGCAAAACTAGCAGCATATCTAAACAAAACGAAGCATTGAAAGGAGCAGATTGCTTGAAAATTGTCATACCGATCACACCAAAGCCTCAATCAAGGCCGAGGTTCACCAAGCATCGTAAGACTCCGTATGAGGAATCAGCGATGAAAGCATACAAAAATGCAGTCAAATACCATGCTATGTCAACAAGGCCGCTGTTAATTGAAAAAGGACCAGTAATTGTTGATGTCTGCTTCTTCGTATATCCACCAGCTTATATCTCAAAAGTAAAGAAAAACAGGACTTTGCTTGAGGACGAGACAATGTAATGTACTGCGATAAAAAGCCAGACATTGATAATTATTTCAAAGCAGTGACGGATGCGGTAAACGGCATTTTGTATAAAGACGATGGCCAGATAGCAGTTAGCATCTGCCGTAAAGTTTACAGCTTCAATCCTCGAACAGAAATTGAAATTAATCCACTTTAGGAGGGACCATCAATGAGAAGCAGAAGCATTAAAGCGCCATTCGAAGATTTTGGAGAATATGAATCAGCAAATGTTCAAGAAAAAGGATCTGTAAAAGTTGGTGAAAGCTACATCTGCACTCCGGGAAGACCTTTTTCAGGTCAGATAAGAGCACAAGTAAGTCGAATCTACAAGAATTCAGCACGAGTAAGAATCCTCAGCTGCATTGAAGAAAAAGATGATGAAATACAACGAAATCTTAACGATGTGACTGTAGTAAGTCTTAAGAAATTCCACGAAGTCTGCTAGAAGCGAGGTGGACTTACTTGCAAGAAAAATTGATCAATAGGACATTACTCGAACTTCAGGATCTGTTAAGCGGAGATCAGTTGAAAAAGCTAAAAGATGTTCTAACGGTAGAATGTGCGAATTATTTGATCACTGAACAGAAAAACGAAGTTGTAATTTACGATGAAACATCTGATATTGCTGCATACAAGCAATTCTTCGTTTCAAAGAAGATACAGGGACTTTCAAGCGGAACTTTGAATCTTTATATGCAGACAATCAATCTCTTCATGAGAAGCGTTAGGAAGCCATTCAGTGATGTTACTACTAACGACATTCGATTGTTTATTGCCAACAGGGAAATGATCGATAGGGTTAGCAAAGGCACGCTAGCAAGAGAACGAGGTTGTATTGTTCGATTCTTCAAATGGTTATGCAACGAGGAATATATCGCAAAAGATCCTGGGACCAGAGTAGAAGCCATCAAAGTACCCAAACGTAGGAAACAGGAATTCAGCGAGCTAGAAGTTGAAAAGTTGCGATCGGCAACAGCAAACTCCAAAGAATCTTTAGTGATTGAGTTATTGCTTAGCACAGGTTGTAGGGTTTCGGAATTAGTTTCACTCAATTTTCGGGATTACGATCAGGAAAATGACTCAATCACAGTGATCGGTAAAGGCAATAAGCAGCGAACGCTATACCTGAATGCAAAAGCGAAGATGGCTTTGAACCACTATCTGAAAGACGTGCCACATATTACTGGACCACTATTCTTCGGACAAACAATAGGTAAGGAAATGTCATCAGCTGGAGTTCAGAAGCTTGTAAAGCGTTTGGGCAATCGAGCAGGTGTAGCAAATGTTCATCCACATAGATTCAGACGAACTGCAGCCACCTTGGCAAGAAGGCACGGGATGCCGATCGAATTGGTGATGAACTTCTTAGGCCATGAAAGCATAGATACAACGTTGAAATATTCGATGATTGGCGACGAGGAACTCAAGTTGTCTCATCAAAAATTTGTTAGTTAAGAATCGGAAGAAATTACCAACTAGGAGGAATTGAATTGAAAACAATTAATTTATCATACGAAGATTACACGATCGAGGACATGAAAGTTTTTAAGGTTGATGAATACCAATGGATCGCAGCGCCGTCACTTTTACATGCCTTAGTCTTATACGATGAGCAAATTGGACTTGAAGTCGAGTATCTAAATGATATCGAAGAATGTGAAATTGAAAAAATGGGTATGTGGGATAGCACGGATATCATGCAATCCGAAAAAGAAGCATTCGAACAAGGGAAACTGAAAATCTATGAACCACAAAAAAATAAAAAAATGGAATTCGGAGATTATGGAGTTTTTGCTGGTGAGCTTTGTAAATGGACTTCATTTGCCGATGTGATCAAGAGCCAAGAAGTCGGAACGTATGTGATCGCTTGTACGGAATATTAGGAAAGAAAGTCAGTAAGTGACAGAAATTACGGAAAGAGGGATTCATAAATGGATAAGGAAGTAGTAGCAGTATCAAAAAAAGCGGATAAGTATTTTGTAGTCCTTGAAGATGATAGTCGAGTCCAAGTAGATTCTAAGGAGTTTCAAAGAGTAAAAAAAATATTATCAAAAGGCGCCACTATATTTTTGGAAGTAAATGAAGAAAGTAATTGTGTGGAATAAAGTTCGGTATCCACCAAAATTGTGGAAATAAAAAAACTACCCTAAAAGAGTAGCAACAGAATCATAAATTATTTTTTTTTGGAATCTGAAATTCCGTGTTTAACTGCCAATCTGATGATTCCATAAAGCATAAATCCTATAAAAATATACCAAATAAAAGCTAAAAAAGTTCCCAAAGCAATACCTCCTTTTAGGTATTGTAACATATTTTATATTTTACCAAGTCAGTTATCCGACGAAATAAAAAAACTAGTTCGAAAACTAGTTTAAGTTTCATAAGGACTATTTACAACGTTATTGATCATCTACAACTTTTTTCAAAGCGTTCATAATAATTGTTTCATCTGATGGATTATTCATTACTAATTCAGTTGCTTTGGCATTAGCAGCAGCAAAAGGAGTTTGTAAAGATTGTTTTACTTTTGGGTCAGTGACAGAGTCTATATAATCTTTCTCTTTTTGCCAAGCATCTTTAATTTGTTGATAGTATTCATCTTCTTTATTTGTCATAGGGACTGAAGTTTCTTGATTGCTAGAGTTTTCAATAAAACTACTTTCTAAAGTGTTATCTTGTGATTCCGATGTAGATTGATATTTATCGAGAGAATCTTCAGTAGTATTTTCGTGTGATTCTGTTGCAGAAGAAACCATTGTTGTCGAAGATGTTTGTAAAGTATCAGACGAATCGGAAGCAGTGCTGACGGACGTTTTGTTAGAACATCCAGATAGTACCAGAACACAGCCTAAAATAAAAAATGACTTTTTCATAAGTTTATTCTCCTCATATAAAAGCTTTTATGTTGAATTAAGGATAGCATAATGAAATAACTTGGTAAATAATTAGCGCTAGAAATGGTAAATGAAGTGAATTGTCATTTCATTAAACACAGTAAAGAATAGTCAGCGATAGCAAACAGGAGGGATAAAATGATACCAAAATTTAGAGCGTGGGAACCAGATACGAAATTTATGAACGATCAAGTCCGAGTGACGAGTAACCGATTCGGCGATGGTGAGGTTTTGGTTGAGGCTACCGATGGTTTTGGTTGGATAGAAGTGAAACCAGAGTATCTCATGCAATCAACAGGCTTGAAAGACAAGAACGGCATGGAGATTTTCGAGGGAGATATAGTAGTAATTAAGTATTCTGAACATGGATATCACTACTATGAAAAAATAGTTTTCGAGAATGGAACTTTCACAGCAGGGGATGAGGATTGGCTATATAACATCAAAGATTATTGCGGTGTATGTGGCAATATCTACGAGAACCCAGAACTATTGGAGCCAGCCAATGAAATTTAATCATTATACAGTACTAGCTATGATATCAATACTGCTGACGATCGCAGGGTTAAGTTGGCTATCCTATACAATTGTGGACCAGCAACAGCAGATCGTGAAGCTAGAACAACAGCTGCAGCATGAGCAGATGAAGTACAAGATTATTATTAACGATCCGCTGGTGAGAGATGCTATGGAAGCAGGGGGATGAAGATGACTTTTGCAGTATTAGGTACAACGGCTTTTGTCGTGATTATGTTTCTATGTGTTGTGATAGGCAAGGCTACAGACGAAAAGGAGCAAGATTATGGAGGAAGCTATTATATGGAACAAGATGGCTTTGATCATCGAAGTGATCGTCACAGAGCAGTTAAAAGAGATCGAAAGTAAAGCAAAATAAAAAGCATTAAGCAATCGCCCAATGCCCCAAAATAATGATTTTGTCCCCGCCAAGGTAACTTCATTATACCAAATAAAGGGGCGATTGAGCAATGATGCTATTACTAAGAGAAGTTGATTTCTCGCAAACGAGAAAGAATGCACGATATGTTTTGAAGAACTACCGTCGGTTGGAGCGGATTGCAGGTCGTTCAAAGATCGATGTCCGCTCACCGATTATTACTGATATGCCTAGAACGCCTAGTAATGGAAATAAGTCTGAGGATGCTTTTATTCAGAGATTGGATGCAGAAACAGAAAGAGATGCAATCATTGTAGCGCTTATGGCTCTGAAGCTAACAAGCAGACAGATACTTCATTATAGCTTCTGTTTACAAGATCAGTATTCTAATCTAAGGATCGCAGATGAAATGGGCTATTCAGTTCGGCAAATTGAGCGAATGAAATCAGATGCATTGGTTGAATTTGCTGAAAGTTATCGTCGTGGCAAGCTTGTCGCTTATCGCTGAAAAATGGCGGTTTTTTGGCGGTATAATGGCGGTTTAGTACCAATAATCCATAGTAAGATAGTATTATCAATTATTGTAAATAACAGGGCGCACTCCTTTAAGATACGTAGGCAGACCTCCTTTCTGAAAATTGTTCCCAGCGCCCTGGATTTAATTAAGACGGCGACAAAAAATCTATTATGAATGGAGTTGCACACACTCCTTATCTTCATTCGCTAGCCGTCTTTTTCAGGAATTGGCTCAGTTTGGTAGAGCATCGGATTTTTAATCTGAAAGTCGTAGGTTCAAGTCCTACATTCCTGATTGGGAGTTGTCAATTAGATTACTCACATGATCTTTGGTGCCTCCTACTAAACAGTCTTTCGGGGCTGTTTTTTTCTATTGGGTATCACTTTGTTTCTTGGTATGATATAGGTAAAGGAGTGAAAATATTGAATAGTGAAATGACCGATTTTTTTAAAATGCAAATTGAGCATGCAAATTTTGTGTCTGATTCCATGATAGCTATAGCAGGTATAATGCTTACACTGTCAGTATTTGTTGTTACTTATCAACTGGTTTTGAATAAAAAAACAATTGATACTTTGAAGAAAGACAATCAAAAGTTAGTCAAGGATATCACAAAATACACCTTTATAATGGGAATCAGAAATCAAGCCGAAACTTCGTCAAGATTAGAAAATGTAAAAGATACAGTAGAATATTTTAATAAATATTTTTCTAATGACCTAGATGTATTTGATGAGATGAAAAAGTATACATTGCAAATACTGCGAAATGAACTTTCTAGTTACTCCGCGTATCCAAATATAACACCGGAAAATAATCACGACGAGATAAACAAATTGTTTGAGAAAGAATTTGATGAAAAAGAGTCAAAATTTAAAGGTGATGTGAAGACTGAGGCTATGATAAAAGATACGCGAGAGATAATTAATTTATTAAAGGATTTTTACTAATTAGTTGGACCTCTCATGAGGTCTTTTTTTTTACATAGAATTACAAAACAAACACAGATTGCGAGGTGAGAGTAGTGAAATTAACTGAAAAACAACGTAGGTTTGCGGATGAGTACCTTATCAGCGGTAATGCTACTCAAGCCGCCATTTCTGCTGGGTATAGTAAACGAACTGCTAAGTCTGTAGGTAGTGAGAACCTGACAAAACCTGACATTAGACAATATATAGACGAAAGACTTGAACAGCTACAATCAGAAAAGATTGCTAATCAAGAAGAGGTCCTGGAATATTTGAGTAAGGTTATGCGAGGAGAAGAAACAGATCAAACGGTAGTCTTTCAAGGATCTGAATATGGTTCAACGATAGAAGATGTGCAAGTAGCTAATAAAGATCGTATAAGAGCAGCTGAACTCCTTGGCAAGAGGTATAGCCTATGGACTGATAAAGTGGAACTAGATGGCAATATGGATCTGAAAGTGGTGGTTGATTATGGCGATGGCGAAAACGAAGCGCCAAATGATAGTTAAGGTACAATTTAACCGAAATTTCCAAACATACAATACCACTAGGAAAAGATATCGATTAGCTAAAGGATCAGCTGATTCTGGTAAATCAGTAAATACTGCGCAAGACTTTATCATAAAACTTGGAGATCCGAAGTATAAAGGAGCAAATCTTCTTTGTGTTCGTAAAGTCGCCGAGTCAAATAAAGATAGTACGTATGCTGAATTGAAATCTGCTATTTATAAAATCTACGGATCTGATTACCACAAATATTGGTCGATTAAATCATCGCCTATGATGCTCGAATCAAAAATTACTGGCAATCAAGTGATATTTCGTGGAATGAAAGATGACGGACAGCGAGAAAAAGTAAAATCTATTACATTTGATCGTGGAAAACTAACTTGGATATGGATCGAGGAAGCGACAGAACTTTATGAAGCCGATGTAGATATTCTTGATGACCGTTTACGTGGTAATTTGGATTTTAACCCATATCTGTACTATCAAATGACTTTTACTTTTAACCCGGTATCTGCTACTCACTGGATTAAGGCAAAGTATTTTGATGTAACACATCCAGACATCTTTACTCATCAATCCACATATCTACAGAATCGATTCATAGATAAAGCCTATCACCGGCGGATGATGATGCGGAAAGAGCGTGATCCTGATGGATATCAAATCTATGGGCTAGGCGAATGGGGTGAGTCTGGTGGACTTATCCTTACTAATTACATTGTAGAAAACTTTAACACAGATCAAGAACGTTTTGACTACATGGTTAACGCTCAAGACTTTGGATTCAATCATGCCAATGCTATTGGTGAGATTGGATTTAAAGATGGTGAGCTTTTTTTGTGCCGTGAAATCTACGAGTTCGAAAAAGATACGAGTGAACTTATTGCGATCGCTAATGAAAAAAGAATCAATAAAAAACTGGTTATGTGGTGTGATTCTGCCGAACCGGATCGAATTAAAATGTGGCGCAAAGCTGGCTATCATGCTGAACCTGTTGTAAAAGAACCCGGAAGTGTCTCAGCGCAGATCGATTATTTGAAGCAGATGCGCATCCATATCCATCCAAGTTGTACAAATACAATCAAAGAAATACAACAATGGAAGTGGAGAAAGGACGAGAAATCAAATACTTTTACGGACGATCCGGTGAATTTCTTTGATGATGCAATGGCGATGCTACGATACTCTATTGAGCTGGAAAGACGTAAAGGTCAGCAAGCCAAGAAAAGACGTACAAATAGAAAGACAGCATTTTAGGAGGTGGTTTCTTGACATCAAAAATTATTAGTGGCGGATCGTCAGGATCTGTTCCTAAAGAATATATCAAAAAGAACGTGAGCATTGAGAAGAAAAGAACTATAAAGTTTAAGTCTGCAGGTGGTTTTGATCAAAGAAGAGATTTGACCCAATTATCTCCACCATATGATATTGCTACTTTACGATCAATCACCGATATATCTGACATTCTGAATCAATCAATTGAAGCATACGTAACGAACGTGGCTGGATTTGGTTTTGGTATACGTTACAAGGTTGACGACACCGAAGAAACAGCAGAGATGAAGGCAGAATGGAATCAATTGGATACCCTTCTCAAAGAATTATCCTTTGAACGTCCGCCGAAAGAAGTGATTGAGGAGGTCATTCGACATGTTGAAGAATGCGGGAATGGCTATATTGAAGTTATTCGTAATCTTAAAGGTGATGTTGTAGGAATTGATTCTGTAAAGCCTGAGTATATGACTGTTACTAAATTAAATAGAGTAGTAAATGCAGATGGTTCAGAAATAAAAGTCCGCTATTTTGTATTCCGTGACTCTATGGATGATTCTGCAACAGAATCTGGTACGTGGTTTAAAACTTTTGGCGACCCAACACCCTTAAACACAAACGGTAGTATTGCAGCAGAGGGAGAAGGAACTGCAACAGAAATTATTCATCTGAAAAATGGTGACTTTCAAGATCCGTATGGTAAACCTCGTTGGATTGGTCCTTTAATTAAGATTCTTGGAAATCGCAAAGCTGATGAACTGAATCATAGGTACTTCACACAAGGACGGCATATCCCACTGGCTATCACTCTAGAAAATGCCCAATTAACCGAAGAATCAGAAGCTACGTTACAAGCATATGCGAATGCTATTGGCGGAGAAGAAAATCAGCATAAGTTTTTATTGCTGGAAGCTGAGAAGGTGAGTCCGTCTGAAGAGATGATAGGGGTGGGTGAAGATAAATTCAAGCCATCTATCAATATCGAGAAATTAGCAGACATCCTGCAAAAAGATGCTTTGTTTCTTGAGTATGATGCAAACGTCATTGAATCAGTTCTTGGGGCTTTCAGATTGCCGCCAATCTATGTTGCTAGGTCAAGTGATTACACCAGAGCCACAGCTGAAACAGCCAAGGAACTTACGGAAGAACAAGTATTTCAACCCATGCGAGAATCTTACGATTGGCGTATTAATTCGCTGTTTAGGGAATATGAGTTTAAATACGTTGAAGTATTCCTAAAATCCTCCAATTTAGTGAATATGGAGGATGTGAAGGCAATTCTCACACCGGCTATCCAAGCAAATGCCGTGGCTCCAAATGATCTGAGAGATATTCTTTCTAAAGCTCTAAATAAGCCACTAGAGGCATTTGAAGGTGACGAGTACAATTATCCGTTAAAGAATCAAACAACCTCATCAGCTTTAAATCTTGATGAATTAGACGTATCCAAAGCATATGGCGAAGGAGAGGTAAGTGAAGTTGCTGCAAGTATCGACGTATGATCCGGAGTGTGAAGGCTGATGAATGATGAAGAACTAATCAAAGCCGCTTTACAGCTAAAAAAAGAAGAAGATGAAGAATTAGCCAAGCTTTTAGAAAAAGCTGGCTTTTTGTTTGTTCCGATTTTGCTCAAGTATATTTTGCAAACCGAAGATAAGATGGATGACACGCTACAGATTGACTATGAAGAAGTCTGGGAGAAAGTACAGAAGTTCCTAGAGAAAAGGAAAAAGAAACCCACCAAGTTATCTATCAAGGTCATGCTTAGAGGAAGGTCGTTTAAATCAAATATGAAAAATAAGGTCATTCCTCAATTAAGAAAGAATTTCTTTGGATTATTTGATGAATTCAACACTAAATATGATGGACAAGAAGAATTTGATTATCGTACTAAACACTATCGGGATGTTGAAAAATGGCTTAAGAATCTGCCTAAACTTATGAATGTTACCACAGAAAATGCCATCGTTGATTTAATTCAAGAATCTTTCGATGAAGGCAAAGGAATTCGGTGGCTTGAAATAAAACTCTCATCTTTACCTGAATTCTCTCGTAATCGTGCCAGAACAACTGCGATCACTGAGGGTTTAAGGATATACTCTGGCAGCCAGTATGAAGCATTAATGCAAAACGATGCTGTTATTGGCATGACCTGGCGCCATACTCATGGCATCAAAGAACCGAGAAAAGGTCACGAGGCAATGGACGGTCAAACAATCGCTAAAGGTGAGTATTTCATCGTCAATGGCGAAAGTTGCCGTTATCCTCGTGACCCTATGTTATCTGCTAAGGAGTCAATACATTGTCATTGCTTTTTGGTGCCACAAATTGAATAATCATTTTTTCTCATTTTTACTATCTTTTTCTTTTAGTTCTATTTTCCTTAATCGGATCTCTAGATCATTTCGCTTTATTTGTTGAAGATCCATTAATGCTTTGGTTGTAAAATTAAATGTTTTACCTAAAGATGACGCAATAGATCGGATAATGATAAACCATAATATAAAAGTATCGATTGATTCAGGGAATATTTCTCTTACATAATCAATAGGTCCGCCAACTGGTTTCAAATAGCTTAAATCTTTTTCGAACTTGATAAGTGAGATTTTATCCTGTTCATTCAAAGTAGAATCTTGTTCTAACGCTTCAGAAAGGGTAACTTCATTGTTTTTAAGAAATTGAAGAATAGACATATTAGCAGCAACGATCGCTGCAAGATAAGGTTTTATATCGCTTGTTTTATCAATAGAATTAGATAAAAAAACTTTTAATTGTTCTTGGCGAAAATAAAAATCGGATGTCTTAGGTGATTCGAGTAATTCACTTAGATATTCACTGTTATAGTATTCCTGCTCCATAAAATCAGTCCTTTTATTAACAATTATAACATTGAAAGGTGGTGAGAAAATGCGAAAACTAGAAAACGTTCTTGTAACACATGTTTCATACGTGGATAAGGCAGCAAATAAGAAATCATTCTTTCTTACTAAGTCTGCCGAAGACTTAAAACCAAATTTTGAAACCGAAGTTAAGTTGGTTACTAAATCAGATGATCCACAAAAACTTGTATATGGTGTTGTTTATGAGCCTGATGTTGAAGATGTTCATGGAGATTTCATGGATGCTGACACAATCGAGAAGGCTGCACATGGATTCATGGCGGATTATCAACAAATTGACAAACAGCACGATTTCACCACGAATGCCGGAAAAGTAGTAGAGAGTTACGTTGCCCCTGTTGATATGATTATCGGCGAAACCACAATCACAAAAGGGACGTGGGTACTTGTCACTAAAGCTACTGATGAAATGTGGGAGTCGATCCAGAAAGGTGATTTTACAGGATATTCATTGGCCGGTACAGCTCAGGTCCAAGAAGTTCAGAAGCAGACTGCCGACAACTTTGAAAGAGGTAAAACTTACCGGGATGTTAATGCGGCGATCGATGCTTTCAGATCGGCCACTTGGTCAATCTTGGACAACTACACAGACAGTGATGCGGATAAAGTCGCCAGCATTCAGTCGGAAATCGGCGAGTTATCCACACTTATCGGCACAATAAATACAACTAAATCAATTAGCAAACAAGGACTAATCGAAACGGTTAAGTCCTTTTTTAGTACAAACAAATCCGAGGAGGATGAGGAAATGACAGAAGAACAGTTAAAAAAAGCACTCGGCGAAGCACTGAAACCAGTAAACGATCGTTTATCAGCTTTGGAAAAAGGCGATAAATCAGATGAAAAACCAGAAACAGCGAATTCAGAAGCTAGCGTTGAATTAGATGCTGATGCTATTGCTAAGGCTGTTTCAGAAGCTGTAGCACCTTTGAATGCGAAGATCGAGAATCTAGAAAAATCTCGAATCAGCAACAATGCAGAACAAAATTACACAGAAACAGTTGAGAAATCGGTTGTACCATCTTATGTGGACGCTGCTTTCCCAATTTCTGAATAAAGGGGGAAACACAAATGACAAACGTTTTATCGAACGAAACATTGATCAAACAAATGAACGCAATCTTGAAAGCTGGTAACAACGTTACCTTACGTGAAGACAATGCTCGAGCGTTCTTCTTAGATGCAGTTGCAACTGCAGGAACTATCGGGAAATTATTTGTCCATTTTGCCAAATCAGGTACAGGATCTTTGGATAAATTAGGTGTTAAAAAGCGTACATTGAAAAAACATCTAGGTATTAACACTGAAGATACTGGCACGGATATCAAAGAAGAAGACACAGTACCATTCTCTCTTGTTCCGGTTTACTTGGATACATGGATCGAGAACAGCAATACATTTTATACCGCTCGTACTCGTGGGCAAGATGTCCGTCAAGCGTTACTTTCACTAATGCAAGCTCAGTATGCAGCGGATTTGCAAGATCTAGCATTTAATGGGGATGAATCTTCATCTGATGCATTCGTGAAGTTAAATGATGGTTACATCAAAATGGCTAAAGCATCTGCTGAAGTTAAAGTAGAAGGTGCAAAATTGCCAACGATTCAAGAGCTAACAGCTGCAACTGCTAGAATTGAACCAAAATATTTGCGTCAAGGAACATTTAAGTTCTTTATGTCTCAAGCGACAGCAACAAACTATGTTGTTGAATTACAAAATCGAAATACTGCTTTGGGTGATGCAGTGCTCGTGGATGGTGCTCTACGCAATATTGGCGGATTTGGCGTCGAAGTTGTCGAGTCTATGGAAAACAACGTAATTCTGTTTACTCCATACGAAAACCTAGCTGTAGTTTCTGGTTTAACTGTTACATTGACAACTGCTGCTCAAGACAGTCGTGCCGTTGCAAAACAGGCAACATATCACTTCATGCTTGATGATATTGACTTCATCATTCGTGAACCTAAAGCACTAGCTTACTTCGGTATTGACGCTACTCCAGAAGGATAAGAAAGGTAACGGTGAAAAACATGGCAAAATACAACGTTTTAAAAAAATTCCGTGATAAAGAAACTAAAGAAGTTTATGAAGCAGGGACGGTCATTGATATGACCGTTAAACGTGCTGAAGAAGTTTCTGTAAATCTAGATGATTCTTTCTTAGAACGTGCTGAAGAAAAGAAAGATGACAAGAAAGCCGGCAAAGACGACCAGAAGGAAGACAAAAAAGAAAAGTAGGTGAAGATCATGTCTGAACCTTATGTTGATGAAGTCTTTTATAAGGATGATTACGAGGGAACGCCTGTTGAAGCTGGGAACTTCTCTCGTCTATCCAAAAGGGCTTCGGACATTATTGACTCTTTGACAGATTATCAAGTGCCTAAAATCGGTTTGGATAAATTTTCCGAACATGTACAGCTGCTGATAAAAAAAGCTTGTTGTGCTCAAATTGAATACTATCAAGTTGAAGGTATAGATCTTGATGTTACAGGAAATACTTTGAGCGGTCAAAGCGCTTCTATCGGCGGGTTTAGCTATTCTAGCGCAACAACGTCAACGAGTAAGCAAGCCAATCGGGTCGCTCCAAATTGTCTTTCATATCTAGAGGGAACCGGTCTTTTGAGAAAAAGGAGTGTGAGGATCGGTGTCATTTAAGCCAATACCTAAACACTTGTTGATTCATGAGGTTATCTATCAGGCTCCAAAGCCTGATGATGATGGCTCAATGGGAAGTGGTGAACTACCTAACCCACAGAAGATTGAACATGTGAGGTTTACTCCTAAGCGAAAAAGAATTATAAAAACGGATAATACAGAGGTTTTGACTAACGGCATTTTGTACGTCGATGCTGTTAATTCAAAACCTTTTGTAAATCCTAGCGAGGATGGAACAATTACATTTCAAAACCGCAAACTAAAAATCGTTGAATGCTATGAGGTTTTCACGGACCAGTTAGATCCACATCATATTGAGGTGATGTTGCAATGAGCGGGAGATTTGAAGGTAATTTCGATCGTATTGAGAGAGCTATCGAATCCGCTCTCAATCCGACCGCAATCGCATTTGCTAAAGCGGCTAATCAGTATGTTAAAAAAGACACTGGGGCAACCGAAGCTAGTGTTTGGGTTGATAGTGATTTCCCAAAAGGAAAACTGGTATGGGGTACAGAGTATGCTGGGTACGCATATTATAGGGGAACTCCATCTAAAAACCACAATCCTCAAGCATCCATACGGTGGGCTGAGGTTGCGAAAGCTCAAGATATGGATGAAGTACTGAATGTGGCAGAAAAAGCAATTAAGGAGGCTCTGTGATGGATTTATTTGCACGAATTGCTGATCACTTACGCTTATTAGAACTTGAAACACCAAGAGTAACAAGCACTGGGAAGCAAATCATTCAAGAAGACAAACCTCCTCAGCACAATGAACGAGATTTATCTATACAAGGGATTGCATCCGGACAAGGACAGCAGGACTTGGCTAGAAACAGGCAAATTCCGTTCATGGTTCAAATCATTATCAAAAACACAAACCAATCACAAGCTTTTAATGATGCTTGGAAGATTGCAGATAGCTTTGATAAATTGCCAAGAAAAGAAAATGGTGAATGGGTCACACTTCGCTCGAGTGATGGCTCATTTTTGTTTGATTCGAGTGAAGTTTACACACAGCCTAGAAATTTAGGAATTCAAGAACATGATGCATATCTTTATGTACTAACTGTTCGATTAAATATAAGTAAATAGGAGGAAATTTCATGAAAATGAATTTACAGTATTTTGCAGCTGGTGAAGGCTATTCACCTAACTGGATGAACAAATATGAAATCGGTGTAGCTGCAACGGTTGGTGAAAACGGAAAACTTGTGCCACCTACGACCGTTCACGAGCTAGCAGATGGTATTCAGGAAGCAACACCTTCACAAGATGAATCATCTGAAACATATGAATATTACGGTGATAAAGGTGGATCAAACACCGATATCACAAGAGTTACCGGTGTTTATGCTTTTACTGGTCACCGAAAATATGCCACTGATGCAGCTCAAGAATTTGTACGCGATCGTTTAAATAAAGCTGGACAAGATCGAATTGTATTTTTCCGTCATACTGAACCAGATGGCCGAGTAATTCAAGGTAATGCTACCTTGTCAGGTATCGTCCATACCGGTGGGGGACCAAACAACCGTGGTAACTTTGAAATGCAAGTATCTTTCAATGGTGTTCCAGAGGACACAAAACTCCCAGAAGGCTAGTCATTGTACTAGCCTTTTTCTTTTACATAAAAAAATTAGGAGGAAATACAAATGTCAAAAAACAATTTAATCGAAGTAGGTTTTAAAAAGCAGGTTCAACCAGTAAGAATTGCGGGTTTAGATTTCGGAATCAAAACAGGTAAGAAATATCGTGATCAGTATTTGTCAGAATTACCCAAAATGCTTGAATTTATTCAAAAGCAAGAAAAGGTTATCAAAACCGCTTCTGAATCAGGTGATTACGAAGCAGTCGTTGAAGCTAATGATAAAGTTGAGTCCGTTGTCAAAGACGTTATTGATTTAGTGCTGGGTGAAGGATCGTTCGATAAGCTGATGGATGCTGCAGATGATGAAATTGATTTGGTTGTCGGAGCATTCCTTGAAGTTGCTGACCAGTATAAAAAGCTTCAAACAAAACAAAAAGCCCAATCCTATATCGATGGTAAAAAGAAATAGAGGTGATGCTTTATGGCATTATCTCTTGCTTGGGGTATTGATGATTCGGTCGTAATCAATGAAAACACTTATGAATTAAATCTAGAATTTTCTCGTGTTCTACGATGGTACGAAATGTGGAAAGATCCCGAATTATCTAAAGAAGGAAAAGTACTATATTCCATTATCTTAATTTTATCCCATGATTGGGCGGAAGAACTTCCCGAAACGATTGAAGAATTAGCAGAAATTATTCCGCAAGATGATTTAATTCCATTATCAAACGCTATCATTAAAAGGATTGCCGGGGATCAATTTGAAAGCACAACAGTCAAACGTGATTTAAAAGGAAATATTTTAGAGGACGAGGAAAAGAAGTGGTATGAATTTGAACAGGATTCTGGCTACATCTATTCCTCTTTTTTGATGGATTATGGGATGGATTTGATGGTGGAAAGAAGCAAGGGAACACTGCATTGGGATAAGTTTAACCATTTATTAGCTGGTTTGTCTGAGAATACCAAGTTTAAAAATGTCATCAAGATTCGCATGATGGAATACCCAGAAAAAGCCACACCAGATGAAATTGAAGAAATAAGAAAAGCAAAATTAGCGGTAGCTTTGAAAGAAGATCTAGCAAACTTGGAATTTGAAATGATGGATCTTAAGCAAAAACGTGAATACATGTTGAAAAAACAAGAAGAAAGAGGTGAGGTGAAGGATGAATGATGGTTCCGTAATCATTGATGTCGAATTTAATACCGACAAAGCACGAAAGCAGTATCAAAATTTTGGTAATGAAGCGGCTCAACAGTTAGACAACAAGATTGGAAAGTCCAAAGCCTTCAACTCACTTTCTGAACAATCTGTTGAGTTTGCCAAAAAAGCTAGCTTGAGCATTTTAGCTGTAGGTACTGCTGTTGCCGGTTTTTCAATTAAATCAGCAGCTGATATGCAAGCTATGGATGCGCAGTTCTCACAAGTATTCGGCAATTTGGAAAAGAATGCTCAAAGTAGCATTGATTCAATCTCTAAAGAAACAAATATTCTGCCTAATCGTTTGAAACCCGCCTTCACTTCTATGGCAGCATTTGCAAAAACCACTGGGATGGATACAGCAGATGCATTAGATTTAACTAGCCGAGCAACTAAAGCGGCAGCCGACAGCGCTGCTTTTTATGATAAATCAATTGGCGAAGTCTCTGAGAGTTTACAGTCGTATTTAAAAGGAAACTACGAAAACGATGCAGCACTTGGGATTTCATCTACTGAAACAACACGAAATGCAGCTGCAAATAAGCTTTACGGCAAATCATTTAACGACTTATCCGAAGCCCAGAAGCAGTTAACGCTTTTGCAAATGGTTGAGGATGGTAACAAGTTATCAGGAGCATTAGGACAAGCTGCACGTGAAGGTGGCGGTCTAGAGAACGTTATCGGAAATATGAAACAAGCCTTCACGGATTTAGGGGCAGCTTTTGGTGCGCCGTTGCTTGATCCATTTCTTGCAATTGTTCAAAAAATTAGTGGAGCGATGGCAAAACTAGCAGAAGTGTTTAGAGAAAATCCTGCGCTTGTATATGTTGTTGTAGGTGCAGTAACAACTCTTGCGGCTGCTTTAGGTGCTGCTTATTTAGCAGCTAACAATTTTGCAAAGCTAAAAGCAATAATGTCTGGTGTGAAAGCTGGTTTTTTAGCATTAACAAGCCCAGTCGCGCTAATTGTTCTAGCAATCGGCGCACTAATTACAGCCTTTGTTTATTTTTATAAAACCAGTGAGACATTTAGGGCGAAAGTTGATGCTATGATTAGTAGTCTCAAGCAGTTTATGGTTCCTTTAGGTGATGTGGCAAGAGGTATAAAGATTTTCTTTGATCTCCTAAAAACAGTTTTATCTGGTAATGCTTTACCGGCTGAAATGGAGAAGTTAAGAAGTTCTTTTACAAAAATGTTTCCAGAATCTTTATGGAACAGTATGACACAATTTGCTTGGAAAATTAATGATATCAAATTAGCTATTAAAGCAATTGCTGGAATTGCCACAGGATCAATTACATCATTCGATCAATTAGAGGAAACTTTAGGCGGAGCATTTGGAGAATCAGGAACAAAAAAAATTAAAGCTATCGGAGAATCAATTAAATCATTAATTGATTGGTTCAAAAATTTGGTCAGCCCCGTAAAATCGGCAGCAGATAGTTTTGACGTTGTAAATATAGCATTCGCCATTTTGAAATCAGTTGTGTTAGCTATGCTAGGTCCGATAGGTTTAGCAATAAAAGCATTTGAATTGATAGCCAAAGTAATTGGTGGAGGAGATACATCAAAAGGCATTCAGAAAATAATGTCAGGTTTCGATTCCTTAGCGACTGGTTTGCAAAAAAATGGGCCTAAAATTGGGCAATCTGCTGGTAAAGCAATTGAAGGAATTCTCTCTGCTATTGCTTCTGCATTACCTGGTATTATCTCAGGAGGATTGCAAATAGTTGCTGCTATTGTATCTGGAATTGCACAAGGTCTACCTTCACTAGCAATGTCTGCCAGTCAACTAATTATGGCGTTCACCGCAGCTATGCTTATTCTAGTACCGCAAATCGCTTTATCAGCAATCATTGTGGCTTTATTAGCAGCTTTAACAGCAGGGTTACCACAAATCATTGTTGCTGGTGGAGCTTTGATTTTGGCTTTACTGGATGGCATCACTGAGCAACTACCAGCCCTGATAGAATCGGCGGCGACTTTGATAGTAACATGGTTAACTGCATTGACAGAGCATGTTCCAGAAATAGTTGTAGCTGGGATGTCTCTAATAATTGCTATTCTTGATGGTATTGCCCAAAAGCTTCCAGATCTAGTAGCTGCTGTTGGCACACTGATTGTGACGTTCCTTACAGCATTATCAGGACAGTTGCCAAGTATTGTATCTGCAGGAGCGGACCTTTTAATTAATTTCTTGAATGGTTTAGCTTCCAAGATGCCTGATATCGTTTCTGCAGCTCTTAATCTAATTGTTCAGTTCATAAATGGATTGGCTTCAAAAGCTCAAGATGTAATTAATGCAGGTGTAAATCTAATTGTTCAAATTTTAAAAGGTATTGCTAACAACATTGATCGAATCGTCAGTGCAGGTATGGATATTGTAGATGCCACTGTTAGAGGGATCCTAAGAGCACAGGATCGATTATTTAAAGCCGGTATTACATTGGTAAATGGGCTAGCTAATAATATTCGTAATAACCAATCAGCTATGAGAGAGGCAGGCGCCAATCTATTAAACGCTTTAATCGGCGCATTACCAGGTGGTGCGTTGATTAACAATGGTATTGCATTGGTTGATGGTTTATTAAGTGGATTGATGTCTGGATTTGAGAATGTAAAAAGAACTGTATCCGGATGGGCGGATACGATAGCAAGTTTAAAAGGACCTATTCCATATGATAAAAAAGTTCTTATTGAAAATGGGTTAGCCTTAGTTAGTGGCTTAAAAGAAGGACTTATAAACGGTTTTTCTGAAGTTAAGTCAGATGTCTCTACATGGGCTAATGAGTTGCAAAAGGGTATAGAATCCGAGTTTGATTCAAACTATTTTAACGATTTAGTAGCAAATATACCTAGTAAAATACCAGCAATGGATGCATTGATTAATGGAAGACTGGCACCAGAACTTGCTTCAGGTGTTTCAAAAGCCAATGCAATTGATCCTGCAAACCAAATCATTAAAAATATATTTAATAAACAAGACACACAAAATTCAAAACCCGATTACATTGTATTAAAAAATACTATCGAAACAGATGGAAAAGCTTGGGCAGAACAAACTGCTGTTTTCACCAAGGAAGAATTAGATCAGCAATCCTATATTCAGAGAGTCGCAAGGAGGTATGAGTAATTATGCTACAAGTTTTTTTTGATGGTTATGATATCACCGAGTATTTATCAGTTTTGAGCGATTTTCAAAGAAATCTAGGTGCTGAGAGAGAAGTCAAACTCGCAAAAACTGGAGATGGTGTGAAGGGAAAAGAATATTTAACTACTTCATACAATGAAAATACTATACCAATGCCGTTTATTTTAAGATATGACTTAATCTCAAAAAGACGAGCACTTGCGGGAATCCTTAACGTAAAAGAACCCAAAAAGCTTGTTTTCATGGATGAACCAAACAAATATTATTGGGCTTTACCTTCAGGGGACACAAAAGTATCTGAAAAATCTTTTATCGGTAAGGGGACAATTAACTGGATTGTCCCCGATGGTATTTCCCACTCATCAACAATTAAGCCTATTAATGCAGAATTGAATGATGAGGGAGTTTGGGAATTTGAAATCAATAATGAAGGAACAGAAGAAGTAGCTGTTGACTATCACATCAAACTCAAAAAAGAGAGTGGTTTCATTGGCCTAATCTCTGAACATGGGGTGATGCAGTTCGGAAAGATTGAGGAGATAGACGGTTATGACGATACTAAAACGAAGGAAATTTTAAGTTCTGCTCCTTCATTTTCAAATTGGACGCGAACGATACAAAAAAATCTGGAAAACCCAATCAATGCGATCAATGGTTCTCTAAGATTCAGTACTTATAATGGAAAACAGATAATCACACTTGATAAAGTCGGATCTGGATTAAATTGGCACGGAGGAGTGTTAGACGTTCGCTTTGCAGCTGATTCTAATGGTGAACTTGGGTCAGACAATTGGTATCTGTACTCAGAAATCGGGTTTGAAGCTTTCTTGTACGATCAATCAGGAGCAATCACACTTTGCTTTTTTGATGAAAATGAAGAAGCAGTTTTTTCTTTCGTGGTTTGGAAAAATACAGTCACGAGTTACACTTCTATTGCGAGTTGGGGAGTACCTGGCAAAGCAATGGGATCAACATCGTTCATAGCAAGCAGTGATGCAGTCAACCCTTTTCGTCAAGATAAAGGGTATTTTTCGATCACCAAAATTGGAAGTTCTATTGAGGTATTTTTACTAGGGAAAAAATTTAGATCTGAAAACACCGACCTGCTCAACAAAAAAGTGGTGGGGTGCCAAGTTTTTATTGGCCAACATGGTAATCGAATTATTAATGAGAAATACGTATCGATGCTATTTCTCAAGAAATTTGTTTTTCAGAAACTAAATATCGTTAAATGGATTGATCTTGTCAATCGTTATGCAGCCAACTCAGATATTTATATTAACGGGACTGAAACGAAACTTTATGTAGATAATCTCCCGCAAGGGAAAGATGAAGTGAAAGGTACGAAATGGTTTAAAGTTCCGCCTGGCAAAACAAAAGTTCAACTCGCATTATCCAGTTTTGCCGAATTGGAATCCGCAACAGCAGAAATAAGGGAGGCTTGGGTATGACAACTGAAAACGTGCGTATTGCAGTAAGAGATGCCCATGACAGTGAAACCCTAACCTATATGGACAATTCTGCTGTCGGAGCCATTCACTTTGATAAAGCTGACCTGACAAGATTTTTCGAGGGAGATACGACAGCGTTAGTCATGCGTATAAACAACAAACATCCTGAAGCCTCGTTTGTTACCGTTGGGAATAAACTTTCCTTTGTATATAAAAACCGTGATTATTGGCTAAATATCAGCCAAACAGGCAGAGATGGTTATTACAAAGAACTTGTCGCTTTTTCACTTACATGGGAGCTATACAAAGAAAAAATGCCCGCTTATACTTCGCCAAAAGCGATGACGATTGCGGAAATAATCAAAGTAATTGATTCCGAAGGAACTCTTGAAATCGGGATTAACGAAATGCCAGATAAAAAGATGGTTTTTAGCTGGGATGGCATTCAGAATAAAAAAGATCGCTTATATTCAGCTGCTAATCAGATTGGCGCAGAACTTGGTTTAGTTACTGAGACAAACGATGATTATTCTCTAAAACGTCATGTGATCAATATTTATAAAGAACACACTGATACCCATCAAGGATTAGGTCAAGATAAACGTGAAACAACTCTACGAGTAGGAAAAGAGTTAAAAGTAATCAATCAAAAAGATTCTGCTGACGAGTTTTATACAGCTATTCGTGCTACTGGAAAAGATGGGCTTTCAATCGTAAATCTCGAATTTGAAGAACGTGATGCTGATGGAAACATTCTGTATTTCAGTAAAAAAGGCGATAACGGTATCCGAGCTTTGCAGGCAAGAAATAAAATTCCGTCAAACACTAACAAAAAAGATGATGGGTATTTATTTGATGATCGAGGAGAAACAGAATATACCACCGTTGAAGCTTTAAAAGGGTACATGCTTTCTGAGTTAAAAAAAATAAGTCAGATCAAGGTTGATTATGAAACACAAGGATATTTTGACAGTGATCCAGGAGATACGTTCTCATTAGAAGATTCAGTTTACTATAATCCACCCCTTTATCTTGAAGCCAGGGTTTATGAGCAGACCGAGTCTCTTGTATTAGGTGTGACATCTAGTGATCGGACAACGTTTACTAACTTTGTTCAAAAAGAATCCGAAATCAGTAATGATTTGCTTGCTCGAATGCGAAAACTAATCGAAGCAAATAAAGTCTTTACTTATGAAATCATCACTAGTGATGGAGTGACTTTCAAAAATGGATTCGGCAGTACCACATTAACTGCTCGTGTTAGAGATGGTATCAAGGATGTAACAGATACCTTTAGTCTGAAATGGTATAAAGATGGCACTTTGTTTTCAAATACCAAGACAGTGACGATCAATGCTGCAGATATCGAAGAAAAGGCAGTCTTTCGTTTTGAAGTAGCAGACGATTCGGGGAATGTGCGGGGTGGCGTTGAGGTGACAGTTACCAATATCGATGATGGTAAAAAAGGAGAACCAGGCGAAACATACCATCCGCATAAAGCATGGATGATGGCAGACGGTACCTTTACCAAGGTTTATCCGAATGAGAATTTGTTTAGAAATTCGGAATCACCTAATGCTATTGCTTATGCTGGAGCGACCTCAACTAAGACTGCCAACGTATCAGTTCCAGAATGGAATGCCGCGACAGCTGTAAAATATGCAATCAGTGGTGGTACTTCGACTATAGCCTGTACGATGCCAGCTGGAAGTATGACCACTGCTGGGGTAAAAGAGAATTACGATATTTCTATTTATATTAAGAATACAGGTACAGTAGATTTTAATATAGGTGGCAATATCACTACTTCAACAAGAATTGAAGCAGGTGAAGCTAAATGGGTTACTTTCTTAGCTAAAGACTACTCGCACCCTACTGGGGCAGCTAGGCAATTTTCCATTACAAGATTGTCAGTAGGAGCTGCTATTGAATTTATTGTATGGAGAGCTAAGTTTGCATATGGAACCTACAACTCTATTTGGACCCCAAGACCAGATGAAGACTACGAAAATGCCTATCCAAAATACGAAGGATTCTATTCAGATACGAATCAAGTTGGGTCTGATAATCCTGACGATTACAAACCATGGACACCATTCATGGGGCCTCAAGGACCAGCAGGAGAAGATGGTAAGGATGGCTCTGACGGTAAGGACGGGGCAAATGGTCAAGATGCAAAAGAAGTAATCAGTGGGTATCTTTCAAATGATTCCATTATAGTACCTGCTAATGCATCTGGCACAGTAACTGACTTCACGAAAGCTTTGGGAGATTTTATTATCTACGAGGGACAAACTAAAGTTTCATCTGGTGTGACGTATTCGAAGGTTTCTGAAACAGGTATGACGAGCACGATCAATTCAGCGGGGCGTTATACAGTCACTGCTTTGTCAGCTGATGTTGGAACGGCAACATATCAAGCGGTATACAAATCTGTGTCGATTCAAAAAATAATGATTGTCGTGAAGAACAAGCAAGGAGCCACAGGTCCAGCCGGAACAAACGGAACTGATGGAAAAGGAATCGTGTCCAGCGCTACTACCTATCAGGCTGGTACATCTGGCACAACACCGCCTACAGGAACATGGAGTGTTTCAATACCTAGTGTTTCCGAGAATCAGTACCTTTGGACGAGGGTTGTTCTTACTTACTCTGATAACACAAATTCAACTGCTTATTCTGTTGGTAAGATGGGAGCAAAGGGGGAGACAGGCGCTACTGGATCCATAGGAGCAACAGGTAATGGGATTAAAAGTACAACTATCAATTTTGCTAGTTCTAATAGTGGGACAACAGCGCCTAGTAGTGGGTGGACCACATCAATTCCTACGGTTGCTGCTGGAAACTTTTTATGGACAAGGACAGTGTTAACTTTCACAGATAATACATCAAACACTTCATACACTGTTGCAAAACAAGGTGAAAAAGGTGACCCGACTGGCATCATCAGTCAACCAACAGTGCCAACTAATCCTTATGTTGGTATGCTTTGGCAAAACACAGGTGCAAGTGGGTACATTATCGGTGCGACTTATCAATGGAATGGCAGCAAGCTTAACCTATATATTTTTACAGCAGATAATATAGTTGCTACGACCTTATCTGCCATCACTGCAAACCTAGGAACTATTACAGCAGGTACTATCAATGGGGTTACCATCAACAGTTCTGAGTTTGTCAATCCTTATACTAGACAGTACAATGACGGAACTTTTGCACAAGGTACGCAGAGGATTGGTTCGGCAGAGCTTTACAACTCAGAAGTGATTAAGAACTCTCAGGGAGTTACTACTCAATCCTACGAGACTATCTTTAGTCATCAACTTGTATCTATGACTCGATATACTGGAGACAAAGTAGGAGATGCTAACTCACTTATCTCATCTGCTTCTCTATCATTTGATAGACTTACTTTAAATGACCGTCAAAATGGTTTTTCTGGACAGCTTACGGCTCAACAACTGACATCAGTTCCTTGGGTAAATATTCCGTTAGCAAGTGGCTACATAACCATTGAAGGAGCTACTCCTCAGTACCGTAGAATCCAATTACTTGATGGATCATATGAAGTCCAATTGAGAGGTCGTGTGGGACCATCTAGTGGGAATTTTGATTTAACCGGACGAAGAATCGGTTCGATTCCTTATGCTGCTTCAATGCTTGAACTTTTTTTATGTGGGGCAAATTCTGGTCGATCTGGTCGTATACAAGTAGAATTAAATGGTGATTTGATGGTAGCTTCCGCAGACAGTGGTGTGACTTATATCTCACTATCAGGGATTAGATTTGTTAGTCTATAGGGGAGGTGAAACGATGAATATTGCAAGTATTACATTTAATTATGACTCGCAAAAACAAGTAAAGGGATACACTATTTATGTCGACGGAAAGGCAGGAGATGTACAGTCTTTTTCTGGCCAAGTGAATATTGGGAAAGATGAATTGGATCTATCTTTCATTCTGAATCTAGTTCAGGAAAAAATCGGAGAAACATTTACGAAAGAGCAACCAGAATAGGTTGCTCTTTTAATTTATTGGAAAGAAGGTGGCATATGTTAAATATAGGGGAGTTAGCAACTTGGGCGGGTTGGATTATGACAATCGTGGGAATGCTGGCATTTGTAATCAAACCAGTAATGTCCAATTTTACAAAAATTTCCGACAATCTAACTAAACTGGCTCATAATTTAGATCTTTTAACAAGAGATTTAGAAGCAAGTAAATCTGATCGTGTTGCAATTCATGATGAATTAAAGCGACATGATGAGCGATTGGATAAACACAATGATCGATTGATTGAGCATGGGGAACAATTAAAGTCTTTATGGAAAGAAAGAGGGAAATAATATGAATCTGACGAACAAGCAATATGATTTAGCAAAAAAAGTTTTAACCGTTGGGGTGCCAGGTATCACGGCGTTTATCGTAACTCTAGGTGGTTTATATGGATTCTCGACAGAAATTATTGTTGGAACGATCACGGCTGCTGCAACTTTAGCTGGTGTGTTCTTGAATATCGCTAGCAGCCAGTATCAAGATGAACAAAAATCAGATTTTGGTGATGGACAAGAGTTTACCGACAAGAAGGAGTAGCCGATTGGCTGCTTCTTTTTTTTAGAAAGGATGATTGATATGAATTTCATCAAATACGAGTATATCAATATTAATGAGTACTCAAGACCAGGTATCAGGAATAACGGTATTGATGGTATCGTTATGCATTACACCGCCAATAGCGGTGGCACCGCAAGCAATCACAAGAACTATTTTAATAACCTAAAAGGAACCTATGCTTCTGCTCAACTGTTTATAGATGATATTGAAGCACTCTGTATCATTCCTTTAAATGAAGTTGCGTATCACGCCAACGAAATCAGCAAATACAATGCAGATGGTTCACGCTATCGTCCGCTGTATTCTAAGATAGGCAACGCCAACTATTCAACGATCGGTGTTGAAATGTGCCTAGACAAGAATGGAAACATTACGGAAAAGACATTCCAAAATGCTGTGAAGGCCGTTAAAGAATTGATCGCCATTTATCCTCATATTACGAGAGAGAAGATTTGGCGCCACTTTGACGTAACAGGCAAAAACTGTCCAGCTCCTTGGGTGGCAAAACCAAGTGAATTCGAACGATTCAAGAACGCAGTTTTCAGCAATACAAGCAACAACACACAAGCAAACACACCACAAATTCAACCAAAGAAAGTAGGAGAAACCATGTTACTATTTAGAAATCAAAATGATCCGAAAGTTTACTTTTTGACAGGAAACAAATTTACTCATGTGAAAACAGAAGGCGACTTGAAGAAAATCCAAGCGATGATGGAAAAAGCAGGCTATGAAACTTGGATTCACACAGATCCAGTTCAAGTTGCGTATCTCCGCAAAGTAGCAACAGAAGCATAAAAAATCGCCCACTCAAAATAAAAAAGTGGGCGATTTTTTTATTAATAGGACAAAGAAAGCTTTCAATTAAATTGTTTGTTTTGATTTGCAGCCGATAGTTCCTTTACAATAAAACTTAGAAAAAAGAGGAATTAGATGCGATTTTTCGAGTGATCGAAAAGCGAAAACTATTAATCTGTTTTTTATTCCCTCTCCTTTTAGTTCATTAGATAAAGGGTTGAGTGTACTATCAAATTTCCTGTCAGAAATCCATTTTTTAATTCGTTTATGTTCAATTAGAAAATCATTTCTATGAGCCTGTCTTCCTGAGAACAGAAGGAACCAAACATAGTAACGCTTAATAAAGTATTTTAAGTAGGCATCTGATTGACCATGTGCAGCTTCAATTAACTTATCTAATAAGAAAAGAATATCAATATCTTTATTAAAAGCTTTTTGACAAGTATTTGAGATACTGTGGCCATTAAAATACCAATTATATCCGACATAATCAATTGACACTATTTTTTTGGTGTTGCTGAATACTTTTAAATTAAAGTAAACATCTTCACCAATTGGATAATCTAAGAATAAGATATTGTTGTCTATCAAAATCTGGCGATTATAAATTTTTGCCCACGGCGCAAGAATAACATACTTTCCCCAATCACAATCCCGTGGAAAATCAGAAAACATGATTTTGCTTTTGTTCACACGCTTATAACCACCGATTACCAAATCAGCATCGTTCTTGATACAATTATCAATAAATGTCTGAATGTAATCCTTCTCAATATAATCGTCGTTATCTATAAACATTATGAATTTCCCGGTCGCTACTTTTATTCCAAGATTTCTAGTTTTAGATACACCTTCATTGATTTTTGTAATAACTTTTATTCTTGAATCTTCCATTTCTTTTTCTTTTAGGATCTCTAAGCTGTTGTCAGTTGACCCATCGTTAATTAACAGTAACTCAAAGTTTCTAAACGTATTTGCAGTTATTGAATCAATGCATCGAGTCAAATGTTCTGCAGCATTATAAATAGGGGCAACAATTGTGAGTGCGTTTACGGTCGACATTTTATCACCTTTTATCTGAAATAAGTTTCTTTAAATAAAAAATAGCACTCAGGATAAAAAAATACAACTTACAGAATTGTCACATAACGATCAGGCAAAAGATGAGTTGATTTAATTGATTTTAGAATGGCTCATACAAAGAGTGGATTTTTTTGTCAACAAAAATAGCCCGCTTCTGCGGGCTTGTACATAGACTCAGATTCTTTTTACTTGCAGTAATTTAGTTTATGCTATAAATTAGTTTGTGCGTGCAATACTTTAAGAAGAGTAGTTAGGCGGTGAAAACTTGGGGAAGTGCGCCTAATACTCTTCTTGTTTATTTTATCATTATTTCAACGTAATAGAAATTATTGATTAGAAATCTCTTATATATGTTCTTAACTTTAAAATTTTACCCATTTATATTAATTATAGGATTAAAATCTGCATTTTATTAATTAAACATATTGATAGAAAGTTAAGAATGATGTAAATTTGTATTAGAGGTGATTCTATGAAAGTTGATAAACTACATTATAGAAAAGTCATTAACAGCGCAAGACACCTAGAATACAATTCGATACGATACTTTCAATCTTCGTCTGATCAAAGCAACATCGAGAAAATTAATGAAGAATTAGACTATTTAATTAACAATGATGTTTATCACAAGATAGCACGTACATCTCGAAAATCGTTTTTGGGAGATCAGATAATCATTAGAAAAAATCTTGAGCAGGATTTTAAACTTTTGGAGAAGTATACAGCTTTTTTTGACCAGCATGAAATGTGAAAAACTTTTTTATCTAATTGTGCCGCTCCTTCTCAGGAGTGGTTTTTTTGCAAAAAAATTGCACGACATATGAAAATATGTCGTGCAGGTGGAACTATGTTCCGTCATCATAATAATCATCATATAGTAATTTACTGAATAGGCAAAGTAATGCGCTTATCGGACATTGATATTTTCAAATTCAATCATGATCTTCGTTTTGCCTATCACAGAGTATTTCTTCACAACAAACTGTTTCCTACTATTATACTCACCAGCAACCACAATATTCATTCCCTCATCTACATCGGCCAAGAAGTTCAAACTATGTGCAGCGATTAAACAGTTTATATTATCCAGCGAGAACCGCACCAAAGGGGCCTTGCTTATCTTCAACACTCGTATCTTCGAAACTACACCTTTCATCGATTTCATAACAATCGCCTCCATAAGCTTGTACATAATAGCGACAATCCGTTTTACCTAATGCGACAGCAACATAAAACTCGACACATTTTGCACCGTACAAAGCTTCCTGTGACTCAGAAATACTGTACGGAAATTCATTTATAAACTCAGAATAGGATAAATAGCCTTGCTCGTATTGGCTGATGATATTCATCACACATCAAACCACTTTTTCTCAGAAAAGAAATCTATATTTCGAATTTCACCATATTCTATGAGGGTGGATCCGATGTAGATTCCCAAATCATTATGACCAGACAGAAACCCGGTTATATCAGGCATAAATTTTCCCAACTGAGTGTAATTTAGTTGCACGGCTAACTTTTTGTGTTTCATAAGCGCTTCCTGAAGAAACTTTCCTATTTCTTCTTCATCCATTTCTGGTTTAGGAGGGCATACATAAGCTAACTCTTTGTCAACTCTATCAATATCGGTTGTATGTTCAGACAAGAAGAATCCTATCCACTTTAATTTTTTACGATCCTCATAGGGTTTAATCATTCCCATAATTATCACTCCTTATGAAAAAAAGTATACGAACGTATGTTCTCTTTGTAAAGCGAACAGAATTATAAAATTCAGATATTTGAAAGCATTTTTCATTTTCTTCGCCAATATTCCGCCCATCTGACAAGTATCGATAAACATTCTTAATGCAGTATAGGCATTGTTTAGAATATAAGGGATTGATGAATATAATTATATCAAGGACGAACAGGGAATAAGGAGGACGTATAAATACTATTAAATATCAGAATGATATAAGAAGCCTTCATGGCAGTTCTGAAGATGGATGAGGATGAACCGAAGAAGTAGCATTTTTTAAAAGGAAATCCTATTAAATCAGTCTTTTAGAGTGGCGAAAAATCCGTGATTTACCCGTTTAAAAAAGTTTAAACTGTCATGCGGTTGTCACGGATCAAAAAAAATTGTCAAAAACGGAATATTTTCCCTTGAAGGTTTTTAACCGTCAGCGTATGATGAAAGCATCTCATGAGGAGGTGCTTTTTTCATGTCTGAAAATATAAGTGGTGACTTACTTAAAACTTTAAGGAAAGAGCGCAAGCTATCTCAAAAGAAGTTGGCTGATTTAGCAGGTGTTTCACAAAGTGCTTTAGTAAAGTACGAAAAGGGAACAAGAAAAATATCAAAGGATATCGATACTGTTTTAAGTGAGATTTTCAATGTAGATACACTTTTGGGTGGTCAAACTGACCTTGTAACAACTACAGTAAATCAATTGTTGTTTTTCAAAGAAAAGAATAGTTTAACAAGTAAACAGTTAGCACAAAAGATTGGAATTGATGCACCTTTGATGAGTCGTATATTGAGCGGTAGTCGAAAGCCATCCAAGGATGTACAGCAAAAAATTGCTGTGTTTCTCTCTAACGATGGTAAAGAAATTTTGATGAATATAAAACAAGATGATGGTTCGTTTAAATTACCCTTTGTCGATAAAATGGCGATCGGAAAACGAATCCAAGAGATTCGGAAAAATCGCGGTGAGACACTGGAAAAATTTGGTAAGAACTTTACTCGATCAGCAGGCAAGAATGTTGTGAATAGATGGGAAAAGGGTACGAATATTCCTGATATCGAAAGATTAATGAATGTTGCTTACCTTGGGAAAGTTACTGTTCCGTATATTTTATATGGAGACACCTTTAATAAGATGTTGAAAAAGGGACATAAGATTAGCAAGTTTGAAAAGCTTGATCCATTTCGAATGGGCTTGAGACTTCGAAAAATTCGAAGGGATTATCGTTTGGAAAGAGAAGACTTTGGAAAGTTTTTTTCGCCTCCTATTACAAAATGGTCGATGGATAGATACGAGAATGGAAAAGATACCCCAAATACCGATCGTATTATTCAGTATGCCTATATAGGAAAAGTGTCTTTGGAATTTTTGATATATGGTGCTAATTAGTTTTTAAGAAGAATAGTTTACTTTAGTTTGGGCCATTCAATTATTGAATGGCTCTTTTATCTGTTCTTACTTTTATGTAAAATAATAGAATAGAGAGCGCTTTCTTTAAAGGGAGGTGAGAGAGATGGGAAAATATACGGATGATGAAATTCGTTCAATGTCAAAAGTAACTATTAAGATTGCTGCTGATTATTTAGGAATTTCATCAAATATGTTAACTGTGGGAATGAGGAATAATCTGTTGCCAATTGGATTTGCAATAAAATCTGATGATAGCTATCGTTCTAGTTGGTCATATTCAATTGTACCCGAACGGTTGATTGCATATAACCATGGAAAGATAAACAATATTCAAGTAGAGGATATTGAAAATGGGATAAATAAGATTATTGAACAATTTGAAGGGATTAAAAATGACTTGGTTTTTCTATTAAGCGAAAGCGAAGAATTGGAGGAATAGAAAATTTCAAAGCGATAATAAAAGAGGTTAATCCAAAACTTGCTGAAATTATACTTCCTGAATTACGAGAAAAAAGTAATAGTTCTGATGTTTTCGCAATAGAAGATAGAACAAAGATAAAACTAGATAAGTCAAGTAAATTGGGTGTAGAGAGGTTGATTACTTCGGAAAATGTCATCAAACATACTACTACAAGAAAAGAATTATATGATGAGGTATGGGATATTTCTGCTGCTGCGACTGCAAGAAAATATGATGTTCCATATCAACAATTTCTTGCTCAGTTAAAAGAAGCAGATATCCCTACCCCACCTTCTGGATATTGGGCTAAGCTAAGTAGTGGTAAAGAAGTGACCGTGCTTGAATTAACAGGAGAGTTCAATAAAAAAATTGAGTTGTATGAGAAAATCAAAAATATTTCTTACGCACAGAAAAAAATAGATATTGAAACAACTGAAAAATTAGAAAAAGAAGCAATTAAAAAATTAGAAGAAGTTGCTAATTTTCCAGATTCAATTGAAATGGGGAATACCAAATATAATTATTATGATCGTGAAGGACTATATAAAGAAGTTTGGTCAGACCCAGTAACTGAAGTAGCAAAAAAATATCACGTATCTGATAATGCAATCCGAAAAGTATGTAAATCGTTGAATGTACCTACGCCACCAGCTGGATATTGGGCGAAAGTTATAACGGGATCTAAAATAAAAAGACCTCCTCTACCTAAAGGGAATTATCCAAAAGGCAAGCATGGACTTCGGAATAGTAAATGGATTGAACCAGAAAAACAACTTGATATCAAGGAAAAATTGAGTTTTTTAGACGAAGAAACTTTGGCCGCAATTCTTTCTATAGCAGACCAGATATCGTTATCTGATGAGAATCAAAAGTTTAGTTCTACTGTGTTGAAGCAAAAAAAAAGGATTATTAAATGGCAGAAAGAATATCAAAAAAATCTAGCGAAAGGGTGGGGCAAGCATAATCTTGAGGACCCACCAATGAATGCGGATAATTTATCTGAAGAAGGGGTACAAAGAAGAAGTAGAATTCTTGATTCTATAATTAGAGCGATTGAACCTTATGGTTGTCAATTATTGCCAAATAAGGAAGCTTTTATAATTAATGATGAAATCGTTTCATTTACTTTTTCAGAAGCTAAGGAAAAAATCCCTCACGTTTTAACGAAAAAAGAAAATATGGAAATGTTGAAATATCAGGAAGATAAAAAACGTGGTGGATATGCTTATGAACCGAGAGTAAGAAAATATGACTATCCTTTTAACGGTAAGCTAAGTCTGAGATTATGTAATAATCGCACTTTCAGGGATAGTAAAAGCTATCAGTTAGAAGAAAGACTAGGAGAAGTCTTAGTTGCTCTATACGAAGCATCTGAATCAGTTAGAGTAGAGCGACTGGCTCGTGAGGAAGCTGAAAGAAAGAGGGAAGAAGAAAGAATCCTAAAAAAAAAGAAAATTGATCGATACAATGAAGAAGTTAAACAAACATTATTTTTGTTGAATGAAGCAGTTGATTTTGAGAAAGCTGAACGAATCCGTAAGTATGTCGAAGCAGCAACGAAATCAGAGAATAGGATCAAATACTCTGATGAATGGATTGAGTGGGCTAAGAAAAAAGCTGATTGGTTCGATCCTACTGTTGCAGTATCAGATGAATTTTTTGGAGAAAGAGAGCATTTCAAAAATGAAGAAGCAAAAATAATTAAAGAAAAAAGTAGTTTTTGGTATTAATTATTTTATATGACTCTAACTGAATAGCATTATCTAGAAGATGTTCGAATTATCGAATGTCTTTTTTTATTTTTTCAAATTGAAAGGAGATTTATCTTATGAAACCCCAAAGATCTAAGAATTGGTGTTTTCTCGTCACACTTGGACTGTTATGCCAAACAATTGGTAGACCAATTGGGCCAACGATTGCCTTTGCAGAAGAAATCACTCATCCACAAACGGTGACAGTTGAATTGGATTTGGCTCATCAGTACGCCGTTGAGGGTACGTTTAGTGATGGTCGACTGATGTCTGAAGTTACCGTTCCTCACTATGCTGTCTATAATGGAAAGAAGCAGGATATATTTTGTATTGAACCAGGGGTTCCGATCGATAATGAATTTACACCTGGATATGAAAAGAATCCATTGCCTGATATGTCTGAGAAAGCGAAACTAGTTTCCGTTTTATGGACAAAATCCGGTACAGATATTCATATTGTGGCACAGAAGATGATTTGGCAAGAAGTTAACGGTTATACTCTTCACTCAATCAAACGATTGGATGGTAGTGACGTAAATGTCGCAGGCATTGAGGCAAAAATCAATCAAGTCATTGCTGATTATCAGAAGAAACCAAGCTTCCATAATAGTACGGCTAAAACAGTATTAGGGCAAACGACTACTGTGACGGATACGAATAATCTGAACTTGTCAGAGTTCGATGAGGTTGCGGAAAATACCGCAAATATTGATTATCGGGTAAATGGCAATCAGTTGATAATCACCCCAAATACCAATTCAAAAGAAATTAGTATCTATGATTGGCGATAGTCAAATTGACTATCGCTTTTTTATTGGCTTCAAACTGATTGCGACAGATGAAGCACTCAATCTAAAAAGTATCAACAAATCATTTTCCTCAGGATTTCAAGATTTTGTCTATGGGGTCAATCATCATTTAATGGGCGATTTTGTTTCCTTGTCGAACGAAGAAATTCTCCGGTATTCTAAGCTTGAAAAATTGATGGAAAGTAAATTATATCGGCGATTCAAAGTTAGACGCGTAACACCCAGTGATCTGACTTACCTGATTGAACATATCTATGGGGAAAAGGGACACCTTTTGAAGAATATGAATTTCAATTGCCAAAGAAAAAATTGAAATCGGAAATTTTGGTAAAACGCTATGACTTGTTGCGTCCAAGTCGTTGCTTGATTGAAGAAAAGCCACGATACTTACGGCTGGAACATGAAAAACATGAGTCTTATGTAGCGTACTTAACAATTAATACGATTGTAGGAGAGATGGAGTTTCCTTCCTCGGAACTTTTCTATTACCAGCAACAACAATTCACGTTCCCCATTGATTCAAGTATGAATGTAGAAATTGTCACCAATAAAAAGGCATTAGCTACCATTCGCAATAAGAAAAAAGAGCTGAAAGATTTAGACAACGGGCTATGATACACTTTTCTTGACTATCAGTTACGTTACCGGAAGAAATGAACTCTGTTGAGAAAAACATATGATCGTGAATTTAAACTAAAGATTTCACAGGATATCCTTGAGAAAAAAGTAACTACCAAGAAATTGCTAAAGAATACAATATCTCTCGTCCAACAATTTCCCGATGGGTTTCAGAATATCATCGATACGGGAAAAATGCTTTTGCTGGAAAAGGAAAAAGATTACCTAATAAAGCGGATTTCTACATTCTTGAACAGGAAAATAAACGGCTAACAGAGGAAAATGAAATTCTAAAAAAGTTCGACACGTTTGTGAAGCAAAAAAAGTAGTTCGTTTTGAGTTTGTTCACAAACATCGTCAACAATATTCAATTCAAACTTTGTGCAGGATTTTAAATGTAAGTAGGCAAGGATATTATTTATGGCGGAATCGTCGCCCCAGTAGGACTCAACTCCGCCATAATTTTTTAAAACAGAATATTAAGCGAGTGTTCTACGAACACAAAGGTCGATACGGATCTCCAAGAATCGCTCAACAACTTTACGATGAAGGAATCGAAACCAATAAACGTGTTGTGGCAGTCCTTATGCGTGGAATGAATTTATGCGCAAAAGGATTTCATCGACGCCAATCTTCTTATGGCAAAGGAAAAGCAATCGAAGAAATAGTAAAAGAAAATTTATTGAATCGACAATTTGAACAGAGCCAAATCGATGCTGTTTGGGTGACAGATATTACTTACATTCCTTGTAATGACGGTCGCCTCTATTTGTCCACCTACATTGACTTAGCAACTCGTATTCCACGTTGCTATATGGTGGATTCTAACATGAAAAAAGAAATTGTCATCCATCCATTACAAATTTACAAAGGAGAATTGCCTACGGTAATTCATTCCGATAGAGGTAGCCAATATCGGTCTCTTAGCTATCAAGAGCTGTTGACCGACCACCACATCACACATTCAATGAGCCAACCTGGGACTCCTGTTGACAATGTGGTAATCGAATCGTTTCATCGATCAATCAAACGAGAATTAATCGAACCCAACAAGCATAAAAGTAAAATAGAGATGAAGGTGTTGATTCAAGATTATTTAGAAGACTATTATCCAAACAAAAGAATTCATACAAAATTTATGATGACTCCTCGACAATTTGAGGCGAAGAAAATAAGTAATCTAACCGACTGTTAACTAAACTGTTGCAGGTCCCGTATTTTGAATTAAGAGAATATTTACTTCGTTTAGATAACGACAAAAACATAAAGCAAACTATTGAAGAATCATCTCATGAAATGAAACCACTGAACTTGCGAAACGAAAAAGAGCTTCAGGATTACTATACTCAGCGAAAAGCAGTCGGCAGACATCATCGATCTTACAAAGATTATGGGTTTATTATTGCATCAATCTTGAAAGAGTCAGGCAAGCCTTTATCCGCCAAGCAAATATACCATGAGTGGAAAGAAACGTATGATAGTTTTCCTGACTATCGAAATTTTGTAAATAATATTCTTCCAAAAATTAATCGAGATGAATCAATCCCTGTTGAACGTGCGATGAGAGGATATTGGCAATATAGACTGAAAACTTAATTTGTCCGTATATCTTTTTCCTTTCGAAATATCAAAGGAAGAAGTGACAGCGATGAATCAGAATTTTGATATTATGATTTGTCAAATTAAGTTAGAATAAAATGCTTCTTGTACGTAGCTCAAAAATATCTCAATTGGTGTTCTGTAATTCAATGATTTTCTTGGAATATGATTACGTTGATTGCTGACACTGGAAATAAATGTCTGATTCACTTCTCTAAAATCCATTGATTTCGGCAGTCCATTACGACGCAGAATCCCGTTAGAATTCTCGTTTAATGGGCGTTGAGAAGGTGTTCCAGGGTCCGCAAAATATATATCAATATCATGTTGGTTACTAATGGCTTTCCAGTTAGAAAATTCTTTTCCACAGTCAAACGTAATAGATTTAAAGAAGTTTTTAGGGAAGCGAGAAAACCATTGATTAAGGGCAGTTTCAATATCTAATGCCTTACGGCCGTTGGGTTTAATCGTGATAATTACTTTAGATAATCTTTCAACTAAAGTAATGACGGCACTTTTATGATGAATGCCAACGATCGTATCACCTTCAAGGTGACCAAACTCAGAATTGAAATCAGGATAATTATCAGGTCTATCATGGATTGAGCGCTGATATTGTTGTTTTCCCCGTTTTTCCTGATGGCCATTGGGTTTTCTTTTACCTTTCATCGGTAGTGTGTCAATATCAAATATTCCTTTAGAAAATAAACGATAAAGTGTTCTCATACCGCATGAAACAGGCCTTTCTTTTCGCCCGATAATGACGTCAGGCGTCCAACCAAGAGTGACTTTCTCTTTAATGTAATCTACTTCATGAGCAGGTAATTGAATGACTTTTCTACCACATTTTTTCTTATTTTCTTTATACTGGTGCCAATAATCAAGAGCAGTCTTGCCTTGCTTGAACTTATTGACTACATTATAAATAGTTTGTATAGCACGTCCCATTCGGTTAGCGATTTCAACCGGTTTATTATGTTGAAGATAATATGATTCTATCATTGTCAGTTCGTCTATGGTAAGATGTTTGTAGGTCATTTATGGTTACACTCCTTTGTTTTCTTTCGTCGGAAATACAATTTGAGTGTACCATAAATGCCTTTTTATTTTTCTAACTTAATTTTACAATTCGCGTATTAAAAAATGCGATGCTCAAATTATAAATTATATTCAAAAAACGGTTCATAATACCGCGATTAATTATTTTACTAAAAATACAAGGCTGAAAAAGTCAGAATTTGTTCCTGGACAATAAGTTCTTGATTACTTAATTGGAGAAAACCCGATAATAGCCAAAGAGATAGTTACGATTAAATATGAGAACCTTTCACTCGAATTTACCAATTTAGATTTAGTTGTTGAACTTCAAAATCTACCTGATGCCGATCAATATTTCATAGTCCGAAAATATATTCTTGGATTTTCGGACTATGAAATTTCCCTTCTACTATCGATGAGCCGACAGGGTGTAACAAAAAAGCGTCAGCGAATCCTGAAAAAAATCCGAAAACGACTAATTCGTTAAATCAAAAATACTATATGATTCGTGCTCCTCCTACGCTTTTCCTGAGAGAAATAAGCGTTAAAGGATGGGGGGCTTGAAATGAAATCATTGATAGAACTCGTAGTTCTTGTTCAAACCAATGATGATGAGGCATTTATGCAAATTGTGACTAAATTTAATCCACTATTAATCAAAGAATCTTGTAGAAATGGAAAGTTTGATGAAGATTGTTACCAAGAGTGTATGATCAGATTGTATTTGGCGCTAAAAAAATTTGATATTCCAGAATAATCACTTTAAAAGATAACCGTGTAGTCAGTTTCTGTTAGCATTACCGAAAGGTAGGTACAAATCTATGGACCTACCTTTCTTTTTATAAAATCGTATTTTAGGAACTGTATAAATATTGGTAATTGATTACTGCTTCATGATAAAAAATATTTTTAACTCAAGGATGATGAGGTGATATTACATGGAAATTATTCTAGAGATATTTTCTCGGATATTTATTTTTTCTGACGATTTATTTGATTTTGTTACTAAAAATGAAAGAAAGAGTTACTTTAAAGTATTTTTTTATAATGGTATATATTTTGAATGTGCTAACATTTTTGCTTTTTTCCTTATCACTTTTTTAGTATTAAAAGTGATAATTAAGAACTTCCAATTAAACTGGGTTCTAGTTTTACCAGCGATATTAATTATACTAACAATTTATTTTGGTAGGAATGCTGTTGGCTACACACTACAGATAATAGATTATTTGAGACAAACGTAGATAATTCATAAAAAAAGTTAACAGCATACTTCACAAGCATTTAGAGGACAAGTTAGTGTTTGTCATACTAAACTCAAAAAAAGAGGAGTAACGAAGTCGGTTTTGCTAGGGGGGCATTTCGTTTTTCCTTTTTTGATTTGTTCATTATTAAATTTAACTTGATGAACTTTGGTAGGAGCATCATGCTTGTTTGATTTGTCATATGTAAATTTAATTCTATCGAGTTAATCTTTTCTGAAATCGATATGAAGCGTATAATTAAATATATATATGTTTTTAGAGAGGAGCGTTTTGATGGGTTGCTTGATTAATGGTGAAATATCGAAGTTATAAGGAACGTGAGACTATTGCTACTGAAGTTGTTCTACCTTTTTGGGAGGAACTATATAGCAAAGGTTGGGTAAAAACACCTACTATTTATGAACTTAGAAATCAAGCTTTGGTTAAATATAGTCCGATAAAAGAATTGACCCAACAACAAATGGATCTTATCAATGAAATAATTGCAAACCCAGAAAAGAACTTTGTAATCAACGGAGATGCAGGAACGGGAAAAACAGTTCTATTGACTCATTTGGTTGCGAAATTTTTGGATGAGCAATCTGATATAACTATTGCTGTAGTTGTACAACCAAATTGGATTAAGACAGCTCAAGAAATTTACAAAGTGTATGGTATGAATAGAAATAATCTTACCGAAGTAATCTCCACTCAATTGATTAATCAGGATAAGGACTTTGATGTAGTGGTTGTTGATGAGTCTCATAAGTTATCACGAAAATATGCTAAACAAATGTCTTCTTTCAATAATGTATACAAAGGTAGATTTAACTCAGATGATAATCACTTAGAACCTCTGAAAAAGATTGGTAAGCAGCTTATTCTGATGTATGATGTTTTTACAAGCAATTCGACCAGCAAACATGACTCGAGAGCAGTTTAG